CGGCCGAATCGAGGAAGGCTATTCGCTCGACGAAATTATGTCGGCGCTGGAATTGAAACTGATGGCGTTGAAGGACGAAGCCCGACGCCACAAAGCGGAGGACGATTGAGCCATGGCGACCGAACAGGATGAGGCCGCGGAACGGCTCGACGATTGGATCGGCGACATGCTGGAGCGCGGTTTCGAGCGCCGCGACCTCGCGGCGGCGCTCGCCTTGAAGCTCATGGCGCTGGAGGAACAGGAACGCCGCCGGGCCTTTGAATTGGGGCGACGATTCTTCAAGGATGAGCCATCCGAAAACCGGCCTTGACACCCCTACCGGCAGCGGGCGCTACGGCACCGGCTAGGCTCGTGGGCCTTCAAGGATGGGTTCGGGGTCAAGGTCGGCCCCTGGCGGTCACGGTCAAAGCCAGGGGGTCATTTAAAGCCCGTGAAACCCATCAAACCGTAGCATCGAAGCAAGGGGGGAAGCATGACGCCGCGCGAGATCATCGAAGCCAATTCCGACGCCGGCAAGCGCGGCGCGCTGGCGATCTGGACGGTGTACCGCTCGCCGAAAGACCGGCCGGGCGAGATCGTCGCCCGCATGCACGAGGTCGCGCGCGGCGTCTCGCAAGCGAGCGAATGCATGTTCGCCGACAAGGAACTGGAGCGCGTGCGCCAGCGGCTTTACGAGGCCGGCCTGACCCGGCTCGACCGCAACGAGCGCGACGACCCCGTCATCGTCGAGACCTGGATATGATCTGCCCGCAATGCCCGGCGACCATGTGCCCGCTGATCGCGGCCGACGGCTCGCCCTGGACCGGCGACAAGGCCGCGCCCTGCCCGGAAGACGCGAACAAATGTTCATGGTGGGCGATCGCCTGTTCAACCGGCGGCATTCAAGGCGTGGTCGAAAGCGCGGCCAAAGGCCGGCCGGTCCCCGTGGTCGGGCCGGTCAAGCCGAAGCGTTACGACGCCGACCCTAGCCGCGCGCGCTTCTATGACTGCCCGAAGGCGTCAGTCTGTTCCTGGCAAAAGCAAGCGCTCAAGGCCGGGCGCGTGCTCTGCCCGCCGCGCGACGCGTTGAAGCGCGGTTTCGACCCGCGCATCTGTCTGTTTTGAGACTACGGACCTGAGCGGCGGACCCCGCAACATCGGACCCGAGGCGGGGAAGGGCCGCCACACTTGAAGGGCAAGGCCCATGAGCATGAGAAAGCGCCGGCGGCCGGCCGGGATCGCGCCCAAGGGATGGGGGCCGACGTGGGCCTCGCGCGCGCAACGTTGCCTCGATTGCGGCGGCGTGTTCGATAGCGCGACCGGCGGCAGTCCAGGCGTCCAGCGCCAGCCTAAGCCCGGCGACATCGCGATCTGTTTGCATTGCGGCCACGTCATGGCCTACGGCGACCGCAAGGGGACGGTGCGGCCGTTGACGGACGAGGAAATGCTCGACATCGCCGGCGACCCCGAGATCATCGCAATCCAGAAGGCCCGCGCCAACGTCATGGACAGGCCGAAATGACCGACCCTTGGCCAGACCCGGAAACAATCGCCGGGCCGCGCGAATATCATGTCTCACGGCTCAAGCCCAACGCGCTTTGGCCGGGCGGCTCATGGGCGGTTTACCAGATCGACGGCGACCGGATCGCCGAATGCGTCGTGCGCGAGCGCATCAACGCCAAAGGCTATTACGAGGGCGCCGTGATCGCGCGCCATGAATGGGGCGGCTACCTTGGCATGGTCGAGACGCTTGAAGGCGTCAAAGCGCTGATCGAAACCGACCTGATCCAGGCGGGCCTGATCCGGGCGGGCTTGGCCAAGCCGCGCAAACAGCGCTAAGCCTTGAAGCGATCGGGGGCGTTGTCATTGGGACAACGCGGGTCGCGCACCGCGATCCATGGCCGAATCGAGCGACGCCCCGCTTGTCATCCCCTACCGGCCGCGCCGGCATTTCCTCAGGCTGCACGCCAGCGAAAAGCGCTGGATTTTCACGTGCGCGCATCGCCGCGCCGGCAAGACGGTCGCGCTTGCCAATCACCTGATTCGCGCCGCCTACCTGAACGGCCGGCAATGGCCGCCGCCGCGTTACGGCTACGTCGGCCCGTCGTTTGAACAGGCGAAAGACCTGGTTTGGAGCTACCTGAAACAGTACACCGCGCCGATCGAGGGCGTGCGCTTTCTCGAAGGCGAGCTTGCCGTCGTGCTTCCCCACAACGGCGCGATTTTGAAGCTCTACGGCGGCGCCAACGCTTACGAGCGCATGCGCGGCATGTATTTCGACGGAATCGTGCTCGACGAATATCCGCTGTTGCAAAAGACGGTGTTCTCGACTGTCGTCCGACCTTGCCTCGCCGACTATCGCGGCTTCGCCATCGTCAGCGGGACCTCAAACGGCGACGATCATTTCAACGCGCTGCGCCTCAAAGCCATGGACGACGAACGATGGGACGTATTCGTCATCCCGCTTTCGGCGACCGGCGAGGATGCTTTGAGCTACGCCGAGGCGCACGAACTGACCCAGGACATGAGCGCCGACGAATACGCGCGCGAAATGGAATGCAGTTTCGACGCGCCGGTCGAGGGCGCGTATTTCGCCGAGGCGCTGAACGCGGTTTCTGCGCAAAACCGCGTCTGTTCGGTCCCGGCCGACCTCGCTACGCAAGTGATCACCGCATGGGACTTGGGCGTGCACGACTATTGTTCGATTTGGCTGTTTCAGATCGTCGGCAAGGAAATCCATTTCATCGATTTCCTGATGGGCGTCGGCAAGGGGCTCGATCACTGGAGCGCCGAACTGCGCCGCCGGGCGGCCGACGGCGGCTACGAGTTTCTTTGCCATCTTCTGCCGCACGATATCGAGGCGCGCGAAATCTCGACCGCGACCTCGCGCCGGGCGAAGTTGCAAGAGACGATCCCGAAGCGCGAGCCGATTATCACCGTGCCGCGCATCCGCGACAAAGACGACGCGATCCACGCGGCCCGGGTCATGCTCGGGTCGAGTTGGTTCGACGCGGTGAAGTGCAAGACGGGCCTCGCCATGCTGCGCGGCTATCACAAATCGAAGATGGGCGTGCCGGCGCATGGGCCAGGGCCGCATTCGCACGGCGCCGACGCCTATCAGACGGCGGCGATCGGCTTCCATCTGGTTTCCGGCCTCACCGCGTCGATGCACCGCGCCGGCGCGATGCGCCGACGCATTCGGGGACTGGTATGAGAAGAAACGGAGGGAGAACGGGGCGCGAACGGCCTCGTTCTCCCCGGCCGCTTACCGGCCGAGCGCCAGTTCGATGACGTGGTCGGCCGCGTCGATCAGCCATTCGTCGCGGGCGAGCGCGGCGACCTCGACGGCGTGCGTTGCGACCCCGTGCGCCACGAGCAGCACGGCAAGATGGCCGAGGCCGAGCGCGAGGGCGTGCATGAACTTCCGCATGGCCAGCCTCCTTTCGCTCATGCCGAGAGGGGCGGGTTTTTGCGTCAATGTCGCAAAAACCACAAGGGCGCGTGACGCAAAAACCCTCACCGTGGCGGAAAGGCGACAGTCATGACCAAGCCGCGCAAAGCCAAGCGCAAGCCGGGCCGGCCGAAGATCGAGGGCGTGCGGCCCTGGCAAAAACTCGGGATATCCCGGCGCACCTGGGAACGCCGGCGCAAGGCCGCCGCCCTCAGATAGGCAAAGCCGGCTTTGCCTATTCCGCGCGCCACCATTCGGGCGCCCGCCAGTAGTCGCCCCGGCCGGCCGCGCTCCGGGTCCAGGCGACCATGGGCGGCATTGAGGGACCTATGAAATCCGGATAGGGTCGCCACAATTCGGCCCGCTCCAAGGGACCGGCGGCCCGCCTATCGTTCGTTCGGCGCGGGAGTTGGCCCTTGGCTACCATCGAACGGCTGTTCACCTTCAAGGATGGCACGCCGACCTCGTATGATCCGGGCGACCCGGCGAGCTATGAACAACTCGTTCACGCGCTGATCACCGATAGCCGCGACTACGAAAATTCCGTGCTCGCGCCGAAGCGCGACGAAGCCCAGAAATATTACTACGGCATGTTGCCGACTTTAAGCGCGACCGGGCCTTACAGCGACACGCTGATCGTCGAAGACCCGAACGCGACGTTTGAGGAAATCCTCGGCCCGTCCGAGGTCCCGTCGAAATCGACGTTCGTCTCGACCGACGTCCGCGACGCGGTCTTGACCATGTTGCCGTCGCTCGTGCGCATCTTCGCCGCCAGCGAAAACGTGATCTCGCTCGTGCCGCGCGCGCCGCAAGACGAGGCGATGGCCGAACAGGCGACCAACTACGTCAACTATACCTTCTGGCAAGACAACCCGGGCTTCCTCACCCTCTATGGCGCCTTCAAGGATGCGTTGACCGTCAAAACCGGCTTCATCAAATGGTGGGCGGATACGACCCGCGAAATGCGCCGGAAACAGTTCGTCAACATCAGCCAAGAGCAATTGCAGCTTATCCTTTCGGAAGACCCGAGCGCGCATCCCGTGCCGGGCACGCTAAAGCCGAACGTCGCCGGCGGGCTCGACGTCGTCGTCGAGGGCGTCGTTTCCAAGCCGATCATCCGCGTCGAGGGCGTGCCGCCCGAAGAAATGCGGCTCGACCGCTTCGCCCGCACGTTCGCCAAGTCGCGCATCGTCGGCCATGAGCGCATCGCCTCGCTCGACGAATTGACCGGCATGGGATATCCGCGCGAGCTTTGCGCCAACTACGTCCAGACCCAGGACGTCCACAATTTCACGATGGAATCGATGATCCGCAATCCCGGGCGCGGCATGTCGTCGCGCGTCGGCGACGGCGTGCTGTACGGCGAATGGTACATTCGCATCGACAGCGACGGCGATGGCGTCGCCGAGCTTCGTTACATTTGCACGATGGGCGAAAATCACGAGATCGTCGCCGACGAACCGGCCAATCGAATCAAATTCGCCCTGTTCTCATGCGACCCGATCGCCCA